CACTTAACACATAATATATTTTTCATTTTAAAATTCTAATGCCACCTCTATAATTTCTCGATATGATTGAGCCTTACGTAATTTTGCTTTTAAGGATCTGCTTTTTGACTCTTTAATTTTAGGTGTCTCAAATAAAGCCAATTTAAATTTGAATATGGTTTCGTTATCGGTTTGATATTCCGGATCCATAACCTTCATTAATTTTTCAGCAAATTTTGTATCATCACTTACATCAATAAAATCGCCTGCATTTTTTGCAATATTTTCTACAATTGCCTCATAACCTTCTCTTTCAGCACGAGCCCAATTAATTGTATTTTCATGTAACTTATCAACGGTAATATGTTTTAAAATATTTTGATATAAAACATTATTTGGATCGGCCAACATATTTTCATTACGATATATTGGTTCTCCATCTTTATCCGTTTCGGTTTTTGATTTCCATCTTGCCATGACAGTTGATCTATCATTATTGGTAAATCTAGCGGTTACAAAATCATGATTTTCCATTTTAGTACCTATAAATTTTTAGTGTATATGTTGTTTCCGTTTCATTTCCACCGGTAGGTAGGTTTTGAGATATATAAGTATCACCACCGTCCTGATCATTAATTCTAACATCTGCATTTAAAGTTGTATCAGTGATCGATGATCCTCTTGCTGCTGGTGTATTTGCTGCAGCAGATATTGTAAATGCATCCGTGCCAGAACCTTCAATATCATATGAAATTCTATAATTTACATTATTGGTTGTAGCATAGTTTATGGCATTTCCAAGAAGAGTATCAACAGTTGCTGAATCTTTTATCTCAAATTGATTATCCGTATTAAAAAATAATGGTATTGGATAATCACTACTTGCAACCTGATCTGTTCTCCAAAGATAATAATTTTGTATATCTACTGGTTGATCGCTAGCAGTTGAGGTGGTAAATCTACCATCGTAAGGTGAAACACCACTTATATTGGTAGTGCTGGTTGCGCCTCCATGTATATAATTCTTATTATATTGTTGATCAGTGAAAACAGGAGTTGAACTAACTAGTGTGTGATTGGCCAATCCAGTTGTATCGGTAAAAATTGTATATGTGCCACCTCTATCAGTACCATCAACAATTAAATCAGTGGCATCATTTGAAAAGGTATCGTCAAAATCAGTTTGAGTCATTGCCTGTAAATTGCCATCACCATCATAGTATAAGGGATAATTAAGATTATTAGGGTCACCAGGATCTGATGGTGAACCAACTGATAAACTTATTTGGTCGTAGGTTGTTGTGGCGCCAGCATCAATCGAAGGATTGGAGGAAATATGTGTATTATTATCACTAAATCTCTGGCCATCGACTCTACGGGCACCGGCAATATCACGTGAATCCGTCATGCGCCTAATTGAGGTACCTAATCCATCAACCAACAAATCAACCGAACGATATGTAGCATTACCATAAAGATAGGCCATTCTACTTTTTATCTTACCTATTTGCGAGGCATTCATCTCAACTATGGAGGTGCCATCCCAATATAAGGGTGTTCTCACTGCCATTAGATTGTTCCGTTATCAGAATCTGTCGAAATTATATATCCTGCTAATATTACTGTACCTGATGAATTTTTAATCTGTAAAGGTTTTACAAAACTTAGGTTACCAACCGTTGCACTTGCTCCAGCACTGGATTTTGCATTTAATGCAAAATTGGTAATTCTGGCAGAGTCAAGTTGTGCCTCACCATTAACTGTCATATTAACAAACGTGGCAGAATCTGCCGACATGTCCTGGATATCAAATGATGCCGTTGTATTAAAATACGCCTCGACCTTTTCTGACAATTCTTGATCGGTATCAATTGCCGTAACCTTTGTATTAATTTCATTAATTGCTGCAACAAGGTTTGATTTATCGGTTGTACCTAATGATGTTTTATCACCAAGGTCAGCAGAAACGGTATTTGTTTTTGATACCAGAGTTGATACCGGATCTGATAAATTAATTACTGTGACTGCCATGTTTTTCCTCTATTAATTTTTGTAACATAAATTTCATTTCAGCAACATCATTTTTTAAATCTGTTATTTCGTCCCGTTGTCTTTGCCAAATTTTTTTACGACCTCTGGCTTGTGACATTTCCGAACTATTAATATTTATTATTGCTCCAGAGGTTGAACTTCTTGCCAATCCAGGATGCCCTTTAACAGGTATATATTTCATTTACGTCACCAATGCAAGTATTCTCAGATCTTTTAATGATGGTGCCTTTGCTGCATTGGTGCCTATCATTTCAATTTTTACTTGGAATTTTGTAAAATCAGAAAGTGTGCCACCAATACCACCAGGTAAATATTCATATTGTCTGAAAATGGTTTTATCTTCGTCAGAAGGATTATCTGTAAATTCAGATACCTCGGTATATACAGCATCGTCAAGTGCTTCATCACCAGATGCAGTTTTAAAGTATACCTTAAATTTAGATTCTGAAGGTCTATTTCCAGCAAATAGAATTTTTAATCCTTTGGCCGGTTCCTCTAATACAACAGGTGTTGTGATATGTTTTGCTGCAGATGTTCCACCGGTAGCACTTGTTTCAGCAATCCTTGCCAAAGGAACATTAACAGTGGAAAAGTCTGCAGAATCTTGAGTATCAATAACTGTTTCAAATCCAACAATCGATGTTCTTTGTAAATTAATTACCGGCGAAACCTTATTATCACCACCATTTTCTAAATTAAGAGTAAGAGTAGTTTGTCCTTCTGCCAAATTACCAGGACCATAAACCGCATATGGTACTTCAGTAAAATTAAATTCATTTAAGGCAACCTTAATTGCACTTGTTGCACCACCTGTATTACCAGTGGAACCTGAAACATTTCTTATATCACCAAATGAATTTGATGCCTGGTGTACCATCTCGGCCCCGGTTAGTGATGTACCATCAGGTAAAAATGCATTTAACCTAGGTACATATTGGTCATACTGCATATTATTTGTCATAATAATGCCATCACCACCAGTTTGTAATGAGGCAATTGCAGCAGATCCACCTAAATCAAATGTAAATCCGGTATGATCAACACGTGTAACCGTATGCGTTCCATTAATTGATAATCCTCTAAGACCACCAAAGGCTGTTGCAGAGTCCAATCCGGATATTGTTACGGAATTACCAGCATTAAGACCATGACCTTCCTGTAATATTCTTATTACAGATGAACCAGAATCAGTTAAAATAGGATTACTGATTAATTCTAGATCAGGTGGGAATGCAGTTCTAAATTTAACAGAACTGGATGCAGTTTGGAATTGAGCACGTTTTAACCTAAACATCATATCTCTAGTTTGGTCAGCAGTCCAAGTAATACCACTTTGTGACATAAACAATGAACCTAAGGTAGGTTGTTTATTAATTCTAGCCTCTGTTGAACCTATTACAAAATCATATGTTTTTGCAACATAAACATTATATTTTGTTGATTCTGCCTTAAGAACTACCGCATAACTTCTACCTGGTTGAACATAAACCGGTTCCTCGAATGTAAATGTTGTTGGTGTGCTTTGAATTGTTGCCATATCATTTAGGTCACCTGGGATATTAACCGATGCTGGTGGTAAAAATACACTTGCTCCAGGTAAAGGAGTAGCATTTGGAAACCCTTGTTCAACACCTCGAATTTGACATTCAACCGGAACACCTTCGTCGTCCTTTGTTCTAAAGAATGCATCAACCTGTGTGATAAAATAGCCATTAGGATTATCCACTGGATCAACAAAAAATGATTGAGCCAAAGGATCATTTTCATTACCAGGGCCACCCCCAGATCCATCAAATCCTCCTCCATCATTATCCGGTGGTGGTGAAGGTGGTTCAATTCTGAATGTGGTAATATTTATTGAACGTTGTCTTGTTTGTAATTCGCCAGATGATTGGAACGATGCTTCTGATGTTGAAAGTGACTGTGCCCTATTTGTTGGGCCACCGGTAACATCTAGTAATAAAAATTCCTGAATGCCTGTTCTAAATCTTAAATTATTTGTTGATGGTATTAGGAATGATCCTATTAATTCACCTGCACTATCACTTACTAATGTTGATGCTCCGTTTGGATGAACAGTGGCATTTGTATATGTTCTGGTTCTACCGGCAGTACGGCCATTAACTCTTTTAAAAGTTGTTTCAGATCTAACATAATTTGCCATATCCTGACCACCAAAGCTTAGGAAGTGTTGTGTATTAGGTCTTAAACCTTCTGATTTAAAGAATACCAATCTTGATCTCATAAATGGTATAACACTAATATCAACAACTCTATTGGCAACCACTCTAGATATGGATCCTGTTCTACCTCGAATTGCTACGGTAGCTCCAGAAGTTCTACCAAACCAAGTATCTCTAAAACCTGCCGCAGAAAAATCACGTCTGGCAAGATTTTGTGCACGAGCTCTTGAAATGGTTCCTAAACTTCCTTGATTTTGAATTCTATTTGGTAACCATCTTGTTTCAACCCATTCATCTGTTTCCGGAGATAATATAGTGCGACCTCTAGAAACAATAACTGCAAATGGATTAATATTTTCAAATTCTGTAGCAAGAATCTGATTAATTTCAACAGGGTTAGAGTCAATTTCCATCATTACAGTATCACCCTTAATCACATATTCATTACCAACCGATGTATATCCTGAATCAATATACAATGATGTGGATTTACCAATTGTGATTGGGTTTAAAATGCCTTCGGAAACATCAGCAACTGCCCTATACTCATCTCTATCAATGGCAGAAAAATCTGTAGTTTTAAAATTATCAACAAGGAATCCGGCTTTTGTTCTAGTTAATCCGGCAGAATCCAATACCGTTAGTGATGATGTATCTAATTCAAGTAAACTTAATGTTGTTAACTCGGCAAGATTATCAATTCGTTTTTCCAAGGTTGCAATATCTGCCATTGTAAATCCTTTGGCAGGAATAATAGTTTCCTCGGTATCAGAATCATTAAGTGTATATGCATTTAATTTTAAATTATAAAGAGGCATCGAACCATCCGGTATTACCGGTGGCTGTGGATTTAGATCTGGGGTTCCTTTAACAACCTTTATTTCACCACGTCTGATTTTTTCACCACCATCTGTTTTGGTTGAGGCAACCAATCTATCAATTCGTGGTTGATAATATGTTACATTACCTCTAAATGTACTACCATTTTCTGGTAAGAAATTAACAAATGGTTCAGCACCAGCACCATTAGAATCAAAGGTCATATACGAACCAACCAGATTGGAACCATCACCAGGACCTTTTGTTGCCACTGGTCTAAAATCTACATAATCTCTTAAATTAATTGTTGTACCATCGGCCAATGTGTGATTTGGTATTTTATCATATGTAATACCACTATATGAACTTACATCAAAAAAGTCACCAGCTTGAGGTTCAAAATATTTGTATCTTGCAAAAACTTTTCCTGTAATAGTTCTACCTGGTTTTAATACCAATCTACCAATTCCATAAAAATTATCTCTTTGCCCATTATCAAGTGTAAAATTATCAGAAAGGTCAGCACCATTGGAATCGGTCTGTCTAATTCTTGTAACTTCAAAAATATCAGCATAATTTAAGCTAAAGGAAAGGATTCCGGAACCATCGGATTCAGCCTCGGCAGGCCAATTTGCTGTATGAACATGAGTTGTTTCGGTAAGAGTTTTTGCTCTTGCCGCAGGAGTTTTTGAAACCTGTGCAAGAAGTTCATAATTTGTATTTTGTGTTAAACCACTATTATATGAAAATGTTGTGTTGGTTGAACTATCCGGTGATATATTTAGAACATTACCGCCAGAATCTGAAAGAATCCATTGACTTGGTGATGTATAGGAATAACCTGCTCCTGGGCCAGCACCACCTTCCGGTAATACTCCTTGTCCTGAGAAACTTGTTACACCACCACCGGTACTAAATGTAATTCTTCTCTGTACCTGAATTGAACTACTACTAAAATCTATTGCGCTTGGTCTGGTTTTAGGTAATGGGAATAATAAATCATTTTCAGACGTATTTTTTAGAATTGCCTGATTATTATCCAAAACAAAATTCATAAAGTCTGCCGAGTCATAACCAATGGATTTTACATTGGAAAATGATTGACCAGAATTCATTTTAATATCAAATAAATATGCCCGTAACGTATCAGTACCTTCCTCGTAAAGTGCTCTAACTCTTGCAGTACCAATTTTGGCACCAGCATAATCAGAATCATTTGTTAATTGTAATTTTTGAAAATTATGAATATCTGGTAAACCAGCATTATCTGTACCACCATATACATCAATGTAGTTACCATACGATGCTCTAATAATTTCATTATTAATTGTTACGGTATCCCTAGCTTTCTGTACAGTAATATCCTTAGGACCAGAAGCAATTCTATAACCATCTACATATGCAATACCATCGGAAACTTTTAATATAATATTAGGGCCTGTGTTTGCACTATCAACCTCAAAATTTGCAGTAAAATCTTTTACAATATAATTACCGGATTCCTCTTTTGTTCTAAGGGCCATTACGTCATTAATTGTGGCATATGAATTATCTTTTCTAGCCTCGTCTGTAATTCTACCATTAAATAATTTAAATAAGTATACAAAATTTTGACCCGAGGTAATATTTGCCTGATCAATAAGTGTTAATTTAATTCTATATCTGTCCGCGCCTGGTGCAGCAGTATTAGGTACAGCGCCTTGATTATCAAAAAGAGCGGTATCATCAGATGTTGTAATAACTTCTTCATCGATCTTAAATCCTATGACTAGATTGGGTGTTGCTGAATAATATGATGCAATAATTGTCTGTGCCTTGGCAAATACAAAATGACCTTGAACAAAGAAACTACCTGCTGCTACTGAAACTCTTGTACCAGCACCAGTGGCATCTGCCGCAGCTGCGGTCATACTTGAAAATCCGGATTTGGTTAACACAGCATTATTAGCTACCCTAACAGGATTAGCACCACTGGTTCCACCAGAGGTATCCGTATATTTAACGTATAGTGTATCGGCAACTCCGGTCGTTGCGCTAGTCACCACTTCTAAAATTTTAAATTTTACACCGGTACCATCCTCAATAAATTCCTGATTAATTAATTCTGAACCGGTGGCCGAAGGTAATTGTCCAACGGCAAGTTTAATAAATTCGTAATTATTATCAACTGTAAATCCAGAACCATTAACAACACCACCCTCAACAAAAATATTTGATCCAAACCTGGAAATTTCTTCCTGGATAATTGTCTGCATCTGAGTTAATTCTCTGGCCTGTAAGGCTTTACCTGAATTAAATAAGATTCTGTGATAATTGTCCGAATCTACAAAATCGTCCTTGTAGGTTACTGGAAATGTGGTATTTGTTACTGAAGTTGCCATTCGTTTACACCGTTAAAATAATTTTTATATCTTCTGATTGGGATACATCTCTCTGCACTTTTGATCTATTTTCTATATATAACATCTCACCAGAGTTAATATCTACATAACCATCGGAATCGCCAGTTGCCGCAATTGTACCTGTCGCCGAGTTAATTGTACCATTTGCAGTAAATGGGCCAATTATATTATTTTGATTCTGAATAAATCTAAATCTTGTATCAGGAAAAAGAATGTCGCCACTTTGATCAACCTCAACCACAGTTGCCGTAACGCCTGATGCATCATCTGTTATTGTGTCATCAGCAGCAATTCCTGCGACAACTCCATTCATGTCAATAAATCTACCTACTTTATAACCTGTTCCATCTATTCTAGCCCCAGCATTATTTTCGGTCAAATTTCTGAGTAGTGTTATTTGTCTAAAATCGTTATCAACATTAACAGTATCACCTTCTGTACCAGTAAGTTTTGCATTAAACATAACTGATGAACACTTTAAATCTCTAACAATATCACTACCTAATCCATTTTTGGAGCTTAAAATTGGTTTTAATGTTGCATTACCTGTAAATGATGCACTCGCATAGGTATAATCCCTGCCACCGCCATTACCTACAGCACTGGCAGAATCATCCATTTCGACCTTTACAATTGATCCACTTGAAATGGTCGCCGTTGCAGAAGCACTATGTCCATCACCCCTAAATTTAATTGAAAGGGTTGATCCAGCATAACCACTACCACCTTCAATAATTCTTACACCAACAATCGCGCCACTATCCGCATTTGCCTCAATGGTTTGTTGCTGTGATTGGAATGTATTTGGTGCCCCAACATTTTTAACATATTCAACCGGAATAAATCCTGAAGTTAAAAAGGTATTTGCTCTTGCGGCAGATAATGCATATGCAAGTTTCCATCTATATCCATCGGCAGTTTGAAATATTGCTGTATCGCTTACACCGGCCGCGGTATATGATGGTTTAACAGTGGAAGTGTTGGTTGTTCCTGTAGCAGATTTACCTTGTTGGATACAGATATAAACTTCGTTATCCTCTGTTAATACATAAAATGAATTTGTAGGAATCCCAACAGTGGCATCGGACCAGGCATCATATACTGAACCTGATGACCAGTTATATCTTGGTATAACAAACGAAATATTTGATGCCGGCACTTTTTTAATTGAAATTAAATTTGCTCTAGCCTCTGCCTCCTCAAAATTTGACCTTAAGGGAGTTGCCGTAGTATCAGAGGAATCATATTGGTCAGCCTTTCCAATACCTATGTAATAGGTTGCTGCAGAATCTTCCAATAAAAATTCTGATATATTATGTTTTAAATCATCTGTTACTATTGCTGCCATTTTTATCTCTCATTTAAATAGTCTGGTCGAAGTCTGATGTTATTTGAAGCCAATTTGAGCCATCCCAAATACATATTTTTCTACCGTTATCTGCTAACGTAAAGTTTGAACCATTGCTTGGTTGAATGGTTACAGTATCCGAAGCTGACGATCCTGTATTTGTAAAAATTTTAATCTGCCCAATGGCTGAACCATCATTTAATGTTAAATTATAATTACTACCGGAACTATTGGTAGTTTTAATATAAATTCCATCCGTATCGGTAATTGTGCCTGTACCAGTAAAATTTGTATTTGTGGCAAATAAATTGGCAACTGTTACCGTTTTGTTAGTAAGTGTTTGGGTCGCAGTATTAAGTGTAACAATGCCACTGGCATCAGGTAATTTAATGTGCCTATCTGCCGTAATTGATGGTTGTGCAGATAAATATACCTCATTACTTCCTGGATTAAACTGAACGGCACTATCTGTTAATGCAATTTGTGAAGAAAAGTTATCAGCATCTCCACCTAATTGGGTATATATTTGACTAAAGTTTGTGTTTATCTTATTGCCAGCAGAACGTAAGGTATCACCAGTACCATCATTCGCTGCAGTTCCTACACTAATTGCTTGTCTTGTTGTCATTTTTCACTCACTAAGTTTTATTTTATTTATATGTGTTAGTATGAAGAATCCGAAGAATATCTAGTAAACATATCATTATCCATGGTTTCTGTTGCCATTGATAAGTCCGGACCTGATGAATCATAAGTTTCTCTATTTCCAATTCCTACAAATACAGATGTAAATGCCCAGTTATCCTTCATATCACCAAATTGATTACCAGCTTGTCTAAATTGTATATAAACATCTGAATCAGCAATACCAGTAATTGAAACGGTCTTTTTAGTCCATACGTTACCTGTAAGATCAGCTTGACCTGTTGAATCTATTAATGTCGCATTTGCTATGGTGCCATCCGCGGATAAAGTTTTACCAATTTGTAATCTTAACATCTCACCATCTGGTGATGTTCCTTGTGGATCGTTACCCCAACCAGTACCACCTTTATTAACCCAATAAAATAACGTATCGACGTTGGATAAATCGATGGTCTGACTTGTTGTGTATACTCTAGCATAAGCCTCTCCAGGTGAGCCTGTTGTAGAATCATTTAAGTTACCAGTAACCATAATTGTGGTATTTGAGTCAATAAATCCTGAGGCATCTGAAGTTGACATTGTACCTGTTGAAGGTGGATTTCCTGGAGCATTTGAATATGCACCAAAATTACTATCGGCAGTTCCTTGATGATTATTCCATTCGTTAATGGTTCCTACTAATCTTGTAGTAGGATTATTACCATCGTAACCACTGGTATTACTAAATGATATTATATCTGACGCAACATCAAAGGCTCTTTGTCTTCTACCATCATCAAATGTAAATGAATTTGGATCAACTAATTCAATAAAATTGGAATAAAAATTATTAATTTCTGCTGCCGTAAGATCTTGGAATGCAGAAATTGTGCTTGCCAATGTAGCCCTTACATCCTGTCCATCACTTTCAAGAAGCAATGTAAGTTCGTGAAATGGCAATACAGGTGTAATAAACAATTCCGGACCAAATACCTTTGTTGATACATCTAAAGGATCTGGTCTAATACTATCACCACTGGCAAGGTGATTAACATTTAAATTTATTTGATTTGTTGAAACCACTTCACCCTGAAAATACCAACCAGCTGGGTGTACAAACTTTTTATATAATACCTCATAGTCCCTGGTTGATATACCGGTTTTAAGTAATATAGAAAATATTTGGTATAATTCATTATTCTGAATAAATTTTCTATCCTCAAATCCAATATTAGATTCACCAACAAATATAATTTGGTCTTTAGGATATTCAATCTCTAAGGCTTCGTTAAAAAATCCTCTAAAAAATCCTTCGGCAGATACCAAGGTTCCTTTTGCTCTATAAAAGGCTCCTAGAAGTTTTGCCATTAACCTAGGCTGGTGGAAAAATGATGCAGATTGTAATCCGTCACCTATTTCCTTTATAACCTCATTTAATAATTCGGAACTATTTTGTTGTGTATCTCTTGCAGAAATAATTTCACGTATTGATGAACTAAATGCATACTGTCCATCACTATCTAAAAATTCATAATATTTTTCTAAAAATGTTACAAGATTAGCATTATCTTCCGAATAATAGGCAGGCAAAGTTTCCTTTACACGTGACTGTATAAGGTTTAATGCTCTCCTATTTTTTTCAGTAATCTCGTGTGCCATTAGCTAATTGTCACCGCAGTATTTTGGAAATCAAATGTTCCGGAAGCTCTTGATCTAACAGTATCATATTTTAGAATATAATTTCTTAGAGGTTTAATTGTTCCTTGGTCAGCAGGTGTTGCAGTTATTTTAATTGCATCACCTTGTGTGGCCGTAATATTTTGCCCACTGATTGTTACAACTCCAGTTGATGTATTATATGATCCAACATTATCTGTAACCACGGCACCATCATCAGCACTTATTAATTGTAATTTTGTTGTTTCCAATAGATTTCTGAGAAATACGGACTTACCACCCACGGTAAAGTTTGTGGACGTGACAATATAGTTAACATCATCAGGTGATGCTAACGCAACCGGAAAATTAACAGTGTAATCTCTTTGAACATTTAGTTGTAAACCATCGGCTGGTGTTACACTATTTACTGCCAATCTTTGTTGTATCTTTGTGGTCATTGATGAATTTAAAATAGCTGGTGATAATGCATCAACGACTGTTAATATAGCCGAAGATCTAAATATTTTACCAAATGCATTTAAATTATCACTAAAATATTGTTTTACAGTATTTTCAATTGTTGTTTGAGTTGTTTGTAATGTTGTCCCAGTTAAATCAGGGTCAAAATTAAATGATATAATTATCTCTAAAAATGTTTCCTCTGGTTCTGCAAAAATTGTATCAATAGACATAATACCTAAATTATCTGTTAATTCAGCAGTGATTGAACCTTGTGTTGCACTTTTTACATCTTCTGTAGTACCATCCTTGTATTTTAAACCTACATAAACCCTACCGTAAATAGGTGGAACATTATCATTACCACCCCATGCAATAACATCATCAATTACCGAAGAATATCTCTGATTAATTAATGCCTTATAATCCTCTGCAGTAACCAGTCTTTGTTGTGTGGCAAAGGCAACAGGAGCATTTGCTTTAATGGATGCAATTGTTTCTTTTTCTGCACCAGATGAAGAATTTGCTAAAGTTGTTACTGTTAAATCCTTATTAACGGCACCAACACTAACTTGATTTACAGCAGTAAAAACACTGGCAGTATTTGATTCTGCTCCCACAGCACTTAAATATTTAATTTCAATTTTATTACCAGCAACAGGGGCCTGACCTAAAACATTGCCATCACTAAATGTGATTTCATAGTAACCATTTGGAACTTCCCTAATAATAAAAACTGTGGAATCATCATTAATTCTAACCTGATTATTAATATCAGTATAAGTGGTTCCTGATGTTGCTAATGGGGAATCAAATACTGTAACGACAAGTGTTGATGTATCAAGAGTAACGTCTGGAATTACATAAACCTGTTGATCACTTGATTCACCAACTAAAAATGTTTTTGTTTTTTCAGTGCCTTCCTTAATGGTAATGTTATCACTACCAGCAGAGGTTGTAAATGTAAAATTACCCGCGCCGTCATTTAGGGCAGTGACCTTTTCGGTTGTCTGAAATGTATAACTTACCTCGTCCACAGATGTTGTAAAAGTAGTACCTTTGTCCAATTCTAGAGATGATGTCACAGTATCACCTGTGCCATTAATTTGTAATTTAACAGTCGCAACAGAAGCAGTTTTGGATCTTGGATAATAACCTAAGGTTTCGGCATGTGAAACAACAGATGATCTTAATTGTGCCGATTGTAAAAATGATTCGTTTAAACCAAAATTTGCAATTAATCCATTTATGTGCGTATTATATGCCAGCACATCCATGATATTGGAAAGTCCACTTGCCTCAAAATTATAATCCTGAAATTCGGATTGCCTTTTAAGGTATGTTTTTAAACTTTCTTTTATATTTGTAAAATCTAAATCTGTTGATTGAATAATAGCCATTATCTTAACCTTGTAAGTGATACCGTGATTTCTTCTTGTTGAGCTGTATTCACGACCTGAAATTTGACCGTAACAAAAACCGCATTATAATCAGGAGATAATTTAACATCAATGGCCCTTACAATTGCTCTTGGTTCGTAATTTGCTATCGCATGTGCTATTGTTTCCTGTATTTCTATTTCATCAAATTCTTCTGAAAGTGAAAATAAAAATCTATTTAAATCTCCTCCAAAATATGGATCAAATGGTTTTTCCGAAAAATTGGTCAATAATAAATTTTTAACTGATTGCCTTACGGCAGCGGCATCAGTTTTTTTAAAAATATCTGTTAATATATTTGATGACGAATTGGCGGAATCAAAAACTGCTCCTGGTTTATTTTCAAAGGTAAGATCAATGTCGATATAATCCACTGCACGAGAAGTAATAATACTCCTTGTTGCTAAATTACCATCTTCCTGTGAAAATACTCTTGCCATTTAAAAACCCTTTTGCATTATTTATAATGTTTTTATGAAGGATATGCTGCTATTTCTGTTGCAAATCCAAACGAAACACCATTTTCATAACCACCATCAGTTGTTAAAGCATAGTTTGAATTAACACGATAGGTACCTGAGCCATCGTTTTGATATCCTGCAGGAGCAAATTTATATTCTTGTAATGTGCCACCAAGTGCAGTAACAGTTGTGATATGATTTAATTCATTTTGAGATGGCGTTGAATTATAGTCTGTTTCATATGGTTGTGCCATGGCAACTGTACGTTTTTGACCAGCATCAACAATGTTATCTCCGCCTCCTTGATTGTTATTATATCCTTCATATCCGGAAGTTGTATCCAATTCATATGCTGTACCATTCCATTTAAAAACTCTCCATGATATATTATGATTAGAACCTTCACCAAAAATCATCCATCTAAAATGTAATGTACTATCATTAACCAGAGGTGTTAATGCCATTTCCAAATATGGTTCAGCCGTACCAGAGCCGGAAATAGAAATGCTATGAAGCTGATCCCATCTGTAAGCTCTTTGTTGTATAATTTCGCCAGGTCTATAATTACTTGAGTAGCCATCTGGGTTAATTGGTGAACCAAATGTTATACTACCTCCGGTATTTGATTCCAATCTATCCACCTTTAATGTTGACATAATAAACTCCTTTTAAGCGATAGCCTTTATAGTTAATGTTGGTCTGACAAACGAAAAGTCGGCAGTTACATAGCCTGCAGGTGGACTATTAAAATAAGGAAGTTGGTGAAGTGTTGCTTCATAAGTAGAACCATGTTCTACTGCTGTAATTTTTATCGTTTTAGGTGATGTCCAACTTGTAAACTTACCTTCTGTCAAAACTTCTGTACTTGCGTTACAGACAAATGTATGTTGTATTTTTATAGGAAGGCCTGCATGAGAACTGATACCAGAAATATAATTCACTGATACGTTTCTTCCAGAATCAATTACAACGTTATCATCTGATACAAATCCATCATTTGAGTGATGAATAACATAGTTAGAGATACCAGACCTTTCTTGGTTATCCCAAGCAAACTCCAAAGAATAGTAAACTCTACTTGTGCCTGCCGGTGGTGTATATGAGAATACGCTTCCTGTTAAATCTTGTCTTGTGGTTGTTAAGTTTAGCGCTGTTGTAACATTAGGTAATGTGTATGTTCCAGAGGTGACCGTTATACTTTGACCATCACAAATTCCTGTGAATTCCTCTATAACCTCTCCGGGTCTATAGTTACTAGAAAATCCATCCGGATTAATTGGAGATCCAAATGTTACATTACCGCCAGATTGTCTAGCCTCAATTCGATCTACCTTTAATATTGATGTCATTCTATGATCCTTGTAATATTTCAGTTACCGTAATAGTTGATATAGGATTTTGCCTACTATAATCATTGCTTTGCGCTGCAGCACCAGTTGTATCAACTGATCTATTTACTGCTATAGGATGGCTTGTGCTATATCCACCAATCCATAGATTGTAATTTATATCTCGTATTCCATCAGATAAATAAGTATCTAAAAATTTACCACTCATAACGTGCTGTTCATAATGTGTAGCATTTTCGTTTCGCCCACCTAGGAAAGTCATCCATGTCTTTCTGGTGGTAGGTGTATCAGTATTATCGCCAGTTGCTTCATTTATTAATACACCATCTCTAGCAAGACCGACACCAAATGAAAAATATGCAGTAGAACCATGTACGGTTGCCTCTACCATCATTACGCTATTTGCATGTTTTCGACTAACAGTAATAGATAATCCTGTAGTTTTATACCAGTCTGTGCCACTACTAGCCAAAGGGGTATAATATAAGGGTGTGTTCATTACTGTTTGTCGTACCTGTAAAATTCTATCCCAACTTTCTTGCACCAAAGGTAACTGAGTATCTTTTGAAATAATATTATTTACAGTTATTGTACTCATACCACCGTCCATTCTGCATCATCTGAAAGAGTAACTGTTTTACCATCTGCAATTGTTATAGGTCCAACACTCATGTAATTTCTGCCTTCTGGTATAGTTAAATCCTTATCAATCGTTTTACTACTACTAAAAAACATGGTATTATGTATTAAATCCAATTGTTCTGCGGCCTCGTCCATTTCATCAAATGTTAAAGCTGAACCCTTTGTTTTTCTTTGCTTGGCCATTTTTAACTTGTTCCCGTTTCTCTACCAATTTCATCGTAATATACACCAACATGACTTATAAATGTTTCTGGTGTGCCATCAGTTGCATTTGGATTATCCTGTATATATCCACTATTTATATAAGCAAATAGGTCCTCCTCTTCTTGCGTAAGTGGTTCATTAAATTGGTAACATTCATCTATTAGTGCTTGTTTTTTTACAGCATCTGTTTCAGCAGCAATTTGTGGTAATAATGTAGCGTAGTCTGGTTTAGCCATTTACAAAAACATTATCCGAACCAGTTGCCGCAGCATTACCTGGCCAGGAACCATGCCCTCCAGTACCGTCACCTTTACGATGAACTTGAATTCCATTTACGTATACATTTGGTGATGCTCCAGTGGCAGGGTCTCCACAACCAGTTGAATCACCTTTTCTTACAACGCCGGCACCATTTGCAAATACATTACTAGACCCACCGGCATAACTTGTTTTGTGAAATGGGTTTGGCGTAGGACTGGCATGTCCTATATGTTTATCAAGACCTTTTCGTACTATTGCTGGCATTAGTTTAGATCAATCCTTGCTGCGTTAACTTTAAAATTACCACTACAATTAATTTCCATATCGCCTGCCTGAACATATGTATTTGTTGTTTTTACTACCAAACTTCCATCCGGATGGAATTCCATGTATGCTCCGGATTTATGATGTATGTTTATTCTTTCGGCATTTGGTGTATCATCAATTTCAATAACATGTCCACTGCTTGTTTCTATAACCTTATTATTAGGATATACTGCCGCGTATGGATCGGAAGGAGCACCAGAAACCGATACAGTTTTGGTAAGAGTGTTTGTTCCACGAGCAAGTTGATTAGTTGTTTTACCACCAGGAGCATTTTCCTCAAATTTTGGTAATGAACCAAATACCAATGGATTCTGTGAATTTTTGCCATCAAAGAAAACACCAAAAACTCTAGCACCAACTTGAATTCCTAAATTATTGCCAAGACCATTTGTGCCACCCTCCGTAATAGGTACCAATGGCTGCGCCCATGGTAAATCGGCATCAGGTATATCGGTCTGATTTCCTGAATGAATGCCATGTATTCTAACCTGAACCCTTCCTAATTCCAATGGGTCTGATATACTTATTACATCACCTAAAAACCATCTTATATTGTCTCCGTAAAACATATTATCCTCTACGTCTACCTAATTTTACACAGGTTAGTGTAAGATCATATTTTTCTTTTTTAAATGTGTGCTTTGCAGAAAACATAAGATATTCGCCTGATTTCTTTTTATCAATATTTGAACCAGCAGTTTCAGGTCTTGATGCAGGTATTTGAATATTAATTAAATTTCCTATTGTTGAATGCTTGTCACCATCAATAAAATCAGTTCCATCAACTGTCATTACCAAAGGTTCACTACGAATAATTTGATTCATTGCCTTGGAAATAACTCTTAACTTATAATCTGCCAGTGATCTTTCCTCACTATATCCAAGAATATAATTATCCTCATCACTTGTTCTATATACATTACTACCACCAATTATCGTTGAATATGTTCCATTTAATTCATTAAAAGGTTTTGTTTCATATGTAAATTTAGGCGATACTGGTGGATTGTCTTGACCTTTTTTTAATACTGATTTATTTATTAAAGGTTTAAATAGGTCCTTGATAACATCAAAATGAAACGTTTTTGTTTTTTCAGCCGTAGTATCAATATACTCATATTTGGAACCAATAACAGATTTTCTAATTAAATCAAATAATGTGGCCGTACTTGAAAATTTTGTTTCAATAATATTTCTGTTTCTTGCATTTGTTATTGAATTTGTTTGTGCGGTGTGTGTTGTAAATGGGGCATCTGGATTTATTGCCTCCGTAGTCAACATTGTTCCTAGATCAAAAAATTGTAATTCTTTCTTTGCAAGTGTTGAGTAAAGAAAGAATGGATACCCATCAATTGTTTTTGCAGTTCTTTTTAACCATATTAATGTTTGTATAGGATTTAAATTCGGTACGATAAGTTTTACCCTGTTTCTATCATTATCATTACTTTTGATAGGTTTTGATTGTAAAAAGTTTTTTGATATTTTTGTAAGAATTTCTGATATTTTTCCAGTATATGATTTACAAATAAGTTGTACATTGGAAAAATGTGCTATATCTTCAATTAATTCAAAACCGAGTACTTGAATATCATTATTAACCTTTTGTATTGTTGGCACATCTACAACATAAAATGTATTGGAAATCATTTTCGT